GACCACGGATTTCTCGAACCTGCAGCGGTTCAAGAACCTGCTCAACAAGCGTACCATCGCCCTGAGCTACACCGGCTCCGAGGGCGATTTGGAACTGCTGAAGAATTACCTGAACGACCTGGATTGGGCGCGCAAAACCGGCGTTGCGGCGCAGGGGCTGTACTGGCACGACGGGCGCTGGGTGTTCGCCGCGCTGGATGGGGCCATTGAAGCGGGCGGCAAGGCCGTGAATGACCTTCTGCAGCTGGATCGCTGCAAGGGCATCCAAAGCACGGTTCATCGGCAAAAGGCACTGGGCAAAGAGGCATTTGCTACTCTTGGGCCACTGTTGATGGGCTACAACGAGCCGGCCAAGACCGTGTCGGTGCTGGCGTGGACGGCGGGGTGCTTCATCAAGCCGCACCTGCGCAAAATGGGGATCAAGTTCCCCCACCTGTTCCTGATCGGCGAGGCGGGCAGCGGCAAGAGCAACACATTGGAGCGCGTTATATTGCCTATATTTTCACAGTCGAAGGTGACGGCGGCGACCCAGGTGACGGGCTTTACGCTCATGCAGGAGTCAGCCAGCAGTAACCTGGCCCCGCAGCCCCTGGACGAGTTCAAGCCCTCGAAGATGGACAAAACCAAGCTGGGGTGGCTGTACAACCACTTCCGGGATGCCTACGATGGCCACCAGGGGCAACGCGGCCGCGCCGACCAGACCGTCGCGTACTATGACCTGCTCGCCCCCCTTGTCGTGGCCGGGGAAGAGTCGCCCGACGAAACCGCCATCCGCGAGCGCGGGATCGAACTGCTGTTCAGCCGGAAGGACCTGAAGGACGAGGCGCGCCGGGATTGCTTCGGGCGGCTGTGCGCCGCCCCGGAGCGGTTGGCGGGACTGGGGCGGGCGCTGCTGGAAGCGGCCCTGCGCACCGACGCCGCCGAGGCCAGGCAGTGGTACAATGACGCCTGCGGGCGGTTTGATAAGGCCCTGCCCTCGCGGATCGTCAACAACCTGGCCTGCTGCGCCGCCGGGCTGCGCCTGCTGGAGAAACTGTGCTCCCTGCAGGGGCTTTCGTGGAACGCGGTCTTCGGTGTCCCGCTGGACACCTGCTTATGGCACCTTGGCTTCGCCGCGAAGGAGTACCTCCTCGACGGCAGCGCCGTCAACCGGGGCATAGTGGAGCAGAGCCTGGAGATCATGGCGCGGATGGGCCTGGCTTACGGCCTGGACTGGAAGCCCCTCGAAAATGACACGCAGGTCGCCATCAACCTCAAGCGCTGCTATGACCGCTTCACCAAGTACCGGCGCGACCACGCGATCTCGGGCGAATGCCTGGAATACCGGCAGTTCACGAAACAACTGCGGGGCAGCGATCTGTTCCTTGCCTACAAGCCGGTCAATTTCAACAACCGCACGGCTCAGGCTTTCGTCCTCAACTACCCCTTGCTGCTCGAAAGGTGCGATATAGAAGGCTTCGACAGCATCAACACGGTCGAGCCGGACGAGGAAGTAGTTTTCTGAATTACTGTAATTACCTTCATTTTTTAAGGTCGTTGGAAAATCGCCTCGCGCGTATGCGCACGTACACGCGCGAGGGGGATTTCCCGGCACCTACAAAAAGCACCGCAATTTCAGTAATACCATAATCCACATAACAAGGAGGAGTTCCCATGAATGCATCCTGTTTCGCCTACGGCGACGGCGAGTGCACCATACTGCTGCCCAAGAAGGCATGCTGCGAGGGCTGCCGTTTCTACAAGACGAAGCGCCGGGCAAGGGACGACCGCAAACGCGCACGGAGGCTCATCGCCGCCAAACCGCCCGAAGAACAGGCGTACCTCGCCGCGAAATATTACCAGGGCGCGATGCCCTGGAAGGAGGGCAAACACCATGACGATTAAGGAACGGCTTGACCGGATCATCCGGCTACACAAGGAGATCGACCGCAAGCTGGCGCAGAAGCGCGCCCTGCGGGACATGGCGACAGGCACAGGCCCAGCCCTCAGCGACCTTCCCCGCAAGAAGGAACCCGGCGACCGCGTTGGCCGTTTGGTTCAGCGGATGATCGATCTGGAAGCGGAAGCGGATGCCGACATCGACCGCCTTACCGACATGAAAGAGGAAGCCAAACGATGGTTTGACCTTTTGGCCGACGCCCGGCACCGGGAAGTGATGGAACTGCGCTATCTGGAATGCCTGGAGTGGTCGCAGGTCGCCAGGGCGACGGGCTACGATGTACGGCACGTTTTCCGGCTCCACAGCGAAGCGGTCGCGGTCATTGAAAACTCAGCACCCGATGTCACTTGATGACACCCGCAAAACCTGATATACTGTACCATGGAAAACCTGATAACCAGCCCTCGGAGGAATCCGGGGGCTTTGTCATTGGAGGACAAACGCCATGCCATACAAACCCGCCAAGCCCTGCGCCCACCCCGGCTGCCCGGCCCTGACTCACAAGCGTTACTGCGACGCCCACGCCAGGCAGGAGGCCCGGCGCTACGAACAGCAGCAGCGCGACCCGGCCACGGCCAAACGCTACGGGCGTTCGTGGCAAGCCGTCCGCACGGCATACCTGTCGGCACACCCGCTGTGCGAGATGTGCCTTGCGGCCGGGAAGTGCGTCCCTGCCGTACTGGTGCATCACCGCGTCCCTCTCGCGGATGGCGGCGATAACAGCGAGGGCAACCTGCAGTCCCTCTGCCAGCTTTGCCACAGCACACACCACGCCCGCGACGGCAGCCGCTGGGGGAAGAGCAATGAACAATGAACAGTTAACAATGAACAATTAAAGTGACGGACATCTTGAAATGGAGCGAAGCGACAACCACAATTGTCAACTGTTCATTGCTAATTGTTAATTCAAACAAGGGGGCAATCCCTTATGTATCAAGGCATCCCGCCTCAACGGCAGTGGGGGCTCGCGTGAATTTTTCAAAAATCAAAAATCAAAAACGGAAACAAAATCAAAAAAATGCAAGAAGAGGAGGCGAACTTGCATGCCAAGCGGAGGCTACCGTCCGGGGGCGGGCCGCCCACGGAAAAACCCGGTTGACCAGCAACTTGAAGGAAAACCTGCGTCAACAGCGGCAGCAAAGCCCGCCGTGAAACAAGCGGCGTACAAAAACGTCATGGCGGATTACTTTGCCATGGCCATGAAAGAGTGTGCGGCTGAGGTTCCGGCAGCGGACGCGCTGCGGGCCGAGATTGAGGGGTTCATCGCCGCGCGCGGCTGCGCGGGCTTTGTCGCGCCGCAGACGATCACCGACTACGTGCTCAACCGGCAGGGCTTCCTCGCCTGCGAGGCCATGAACCGTAAAATCGGGCGCATGACCAAAGACCTGAAGCTGTCGCCCTACGTCACGGCGGGGCAGGGCTACTACAAGGCCATGCAGGCCGACTTCAACCTGATCACGCAGATCATCAACAGGTACAGCGCCAATCAGAACGAGGAAAAGAACGAGTTCCTTGCAATGTTAATGAACAGGGGGTTTTAGTTTATGCAAACGACAGAGCGCTTCGAGAAAGTGTCGGTGGACCGGCTCATTCCGTATGCCCGCAATGCCCGCACCCACAGCAAGGAGCAGATCATACAATTGCGCGCCAGCCTGCGGGAATATGGCTTTGTCAATCCCGTTCTCTGTGATAAAGAGTACAACATCATTGCGGGGCACGGGCGGGTGCTGGCAGCCAGGGCCGAGGGCATGGAGGCCGTGCCCTGCGTGTTCGTGGAGCACCTGACCGACGCGCAAAAGAAAGCCTACATCCTCGCCGATAACCGCCTGGCCCTCAGCGCCGGCTGGGACGAGGAGCTTCTCGCCCTGGAGTTCGGCGAATTGCAGGACTTGGGCTTCGACTTGGAGCTCACCGGCTTCGACCCCGCCGAGATTGAGAAGCTGTTCAACAAGGGCGACGATGTGCGGGAGGATGATTTCGACGTCGCCGCCGAGTTGGAGCGGCCCGCCGTCACCCGGCCCGGCGACCTGTGGCTGCTGGGGCGGCACAGGCTTATCTGCGGCGACAGCACGCTGCCCGAAACCTATGCCGCGCTGATGGACGGGCGCAAGGCCAATCTGGTGGTTACCGACCCGCCCTACAATGTGAACTACGAGGGAAGTGCGGGAAAAATCAAGAACGACAACATGGACGGCGGCAAGTTCTACGAGTTCCTCCTCGCGGCCTTCCGGGGCATGGAGGCGGTCATGGCTACGGACGCCAGCATCTATGTTTTCCACGCCGACACCGAGGGGCTGAACTTCCGTCGCGCCTTCGCCGACGCGGGGTTCTACCTGTCCGGCACGTGCATCTGGAAAAAGCAATCGCTGGTGCTGGGCCGCTCGCCGTATCAGTGGCAGCACGAACCCGTGCTTTTCGGCTGGAAGAAGAAAGGCAAACACGCCTGGTACTCCGACCGCAAACAGTCGACCATTTGGGAGTTCGACAAGCCCCGCAAGAACGGTGACCACCCGACCATGAAGCCCGTGCCGCTGATGGCCTACCCCATCCTCAACAGCAGCATGACCGGCTGCGCAGTCCTGGACCCCTTCGGCGGTTCCGGCTCCACCCTGATCGCCTGCGAGCAGACCGACCGGGTGTGCTTTACCGCCGAGCTCGACGAGAAATTCTGCGATGTGATCGTAAAGCGGTACATAGAGCAGGCGGGCGGCGCGGGGGATGTGTTCCTGCTGCGCGGCGGGGAGAAGATTTTCTACGGGGAGGTGGCTGGCCATGAATAAGCAACTCACCTTGGGTTCTCTTTTCGACGGCACCGGGGGGTTCCCGTTGGGCGGCCTGCTCTGCGGCGTCAAGCCGGTGTGGGCCTCGGAGATAGAGCCCTTCCCCATCCGCGTCACCACAAAACGCTTCCCCTGGGTGAAACACCTGGGGGATATTTCTTGCGTCAATGGCGCCGAGATTGAGCCGGTCGATTTAATATGCTTTGGCAGTCCGTGCGTCGGGCTGTCTGTCGCCGGCAAGCGCGAGGGCTTGAAAAACCATCAATCCATCCTCTTTTTTGAGGCAATACGAGTGATAAAGGAAATGAGGGAAGCGAGCAATGGAACCCACCCACGTTTTGTCGCATGGGAAAATGTGCCTGGAGCCTACTCCAGCAACGAGGGCGCCGACTTCGGCGAAGTCCTCACACAAATCGCCCGGATCGCCGAGCCGCAGGCGCCCGCTGTGCCTCAGCCTGACAGTTGGCCTGATGAAGGACTACTGCTGGGTGACGGATGGAGCCTGGCTTACCGAACTCTTGATGCGAAATGGTGGGTGCCCCAAAGGCGCCGCCGCATCTACCTTGTCTGCGATTTTGGATCGGAACGTGCCGCGGACATATTATTTGAGCGCGACGGCATGCCGCGGAATCTTGCGCAGGGCAGATTCCCGTGGCAAAATCCTGCCGGAGGTGCTGAGGGTAGCCCTGGAGGAGCAGTCGCGTTCGAGCCCGGCGCCGTAGCCCGCCTGCGCAGCCCGCACTATTACAATGAGGCCGCGGGCACGCTGCGCGCCGACATGGGCGACAACCAGACCGCAGTGGCATACAGCATCGGGGCCTACGCCAGCGAAGGGATGAAATCGCCCAACCCGCAGGCCGGGATATATGAAACCGACACTGCCCGAACCCTGGATGCCAATGGAGGACACCCAGCCGCGAACCAAGGCGGGATAGCCGTGGTCGCTTTCGCGCAAAACCAGAGGGACGAAGTGCGCGACCTCCACGATTGCGCCGGCGCGCTGGCGGCCGAGCCCGGAATGAAACAGCAGACATATATCGTGCAGGGGCCTTCCTACGGAATCGGCAACGGCCAGCCGAATCAGGCTATCGCGGAGGAGCAAGCCGGGACCCTAACCTGCATGCACGACGCGCCGGCCGTGTGCGTTGATTGCCGTAACCACCGCGCCGGCGCCGTCAGCGGCACCCTGCAGGCAAAAGGCAACGGCGGCCAGAGCCTGAATTTCATTAACCCAGTGTTGCACGATTACATCGTGAGAAGATTAACCCCCAGGGAATGCGCCGCGCTGCAGGGCTTTGATAAAAACTACTGCGCCGAACTGGAAACCCCGGAACCCTCCGAAGAGGACATCGCCTTTTGGGCCGGGGTGTTTGAAACCCACCGCAGGATCATGAGCAAGAGCAACAAGCCCAAAAGCCGCAGCCAGATCATCAAGTGGCTGCGCAACCCGCACACGGATACCGCCGAGTGGAAATTATGGGGCAACGGCGTGGCCTTGCCCTGCGTCGTTTTTGTCATGATGGGCGTTGTCCAATTGTACCAGGATACGGCTTGAAACCCTCCGAAACCTTGTCGTAAACACAACTTGCTATATGTCTGATAGTATGGCATACTGTTCATGGCAAGGGGGAGCGGAGCCACGCAAAGCCTTGCACACCAACAAAAAGGAGCTTGCCCACCATGACAACCACCCAAAAATTCAACCCCGAAACCCGCAAAGCCCTTGCGAAGGCCCTGGCAGACATCCTGCAAACCAAGAGCACCTACCTCGGGATGCCCAGCGCGGCCTACCAGGTCGGCGCCTACCACCTCGCCAAGGACGGCGCCCTCACCGGCCCCGACAACAGCGGCCTGATGGCGGCCCTGCTGGAGCGCGGCTTCACGCCGGAGGCCCCGGAAGCCGCCCCCGCCGCCGAAGCCACCGCCGACTCGAAGGCCCCTGCCGAAACCGCCCCGGCAAAGCCCGACAAGACGGATCTGCCGAGGCTCTACACCCTGATCACCCCGCGCGGCGAGATTTCCATCACGGAGGAATTCGCCACGCGCGACGAGGCCGCCGCCGAGGGCTACGGCGAGGCGTTCAGCACCCGGCTGGGCACGGTCTACAGCTACGGTGACAGCCGCACCTTTGCGCTGGTCACCGAGAGCAAGGCCGGGGATTGGGACACCACCACGATGGGGCGCGACTTCAGAGAGGCCGCCCCAGCCGAGGAAACGCCAAAGCGCAGGGGCGGTATTCTGGATTGCCTGGTTGAGGCTTTGAACGAAGATGCCGGGGACGGCGAAAAATGGGAACGCCTGCACAGGCAGCCGACCATCATCGACAACAGCGGGCGCGAACACAACCTCGACGGCACCTTCGCGGCGCAAGCGGAGAACACGGAGCAGCCCGACCTCATATGCATAGAGGTCCCCCTCGCGGGCTTCACGCCCGAGGCTCTTGATCGGCTGGCCACGATGGTCGCCGCGAAAGAAGCCCTGCTCAAGAAAGCGCTGAACGTGGAAGAACTTCCGATCCAGGTGCTTTCCGACAGGATCGCGTTTCCGTGGTTCGCCGCGGTGACGGACGGCGCGCACATCGACGCCTACGCGACCTTCATCACGATGCTGTGCAAGACCGCGCGGGAGAAGAAGCGGGTCAACGCGAAAGCCCCGGTTGACGGCTTCCCGAACGAAGCCTTCGCGATGCGCGTGTTCCTTTTGGGGCTTGGGCTGATCGGCCCGGAGTACAAACTGGTTCGCTCTCTTATGGGCAGGGGCCTCTCCGGCAACACGGCCTGGCCCGCAGGCTACGACCCCCGCAAGGTCACGCAGACCGAAGCTGCCGCCGAAACCGAAGCCGCCGGGGATGCTGACTTCCCCGGCGGCGAGGAGGCCGGGAGCGATGACTGATGAACTGATACAGCAGATAAAGACGGTGCAGTCCACAGGCCGATGCAACATGTTTTCCGTGCGGGAAGTGTTCGAGATTGCTTTTGAGTTTGGTTTCATGGAGCTTTGCGATTACCTCTTCATGGATACAAAACGCTACTGTGAATTCATCCTGACCGGCGAAAGCGAGGAGTAAAGACTCGCCGGGAAAGGCTCCGCAAGGGGCCTTATGCCCGTCATATTATGCACAATAACAGCGGCAATACGCCGCTCAGGTCCGTGCAATGTATTGTGGCGGAAACAGTTGCTATCAGAACGAATGTATGGTATACTGGTATCAACAAAACGAAGGGGGCAACACCATGAAAACCAACGAATTCCACTACCACAAC